CCCATCATAAATACACCATTCCCACAACACTCCAACTTTTGATCCTCCATTTCTACCCTCCCATCCACAGTAGTCATTCTCTGATGATTAAAGTGCATCGCAGGGGTGAATCCGTCAAAGACGAGACCTCCGAAGAAACCTCTCCTTCCCGTTAATCCACCAAATCCCCAGGGTAAGTGTATATCTGTAAGCTCATATGGTAAGATCCTATTCAATCTAGTTGAGAAAGACTCTAACGTCTTCTCCCAGAGAGAACGAACCCTAATACCAAATGAACCAGACAGACCACTAAACTCCTCATCCTGGTTTTGTAGGTTATGAACAAAAGACGATACGTCTCCCTCGTCAATTTGCCTAACATCCTTTCCCGTTCCTTCCAACCATCCCATATTCGCCCTTTCAATAGGCTTTCTGACGATGATCTTTCGGTCCTCCGTCCACTCAATCGGAAAAGTAGTTGAATTTATCTGAGCGAACCCTGCCGAAGCAAAGCTCTTCCCAGGAGACAACTCCCATCCAAATAACTTAGTTAGCCTCTTCCACTCCTGATAGACCTCAACATTCCCTCGGAAGAGAATGTCGTCCCCGTTAATTAAAACAGGAAGATCATCCAAAGCAAAGAACCTACGATAGACCCGTTCAAAGGCCAATCTGACTAAGGCAGCATTAAGTAGACAAAGAATTGGAAAGCTCAATGGACTCCCCATAAGTTGACCGCGGACTTGAGTTCCAATTGTGGAACCGTCCCTTCTACGGTACACCTGAGGTCCAATTGCCCGATACAGAATCTGTCTTCCCTTTTCAGAGATTCCAGAAAACGCAACGTCAAAAGCCCTCTTCGTATACTCCATAGAGAAACTATCCGTGGCAGCCTTGTAATCTCCACTTACTATCACTTCACCTTCACCACGCCCCATCATTTTCTGAACTCTCTCCTCCGTAACCTGATTACCAGTTAACTGGAAGATCTCAAACTTCTGTAATCCTCTCCAGAGTCCCCTTTGAAAGGGAATCATAAGAGAATAAAGAAAGGGATCTCCCTTAGTAATCAGACGGATCTTCAAGGGTTCATAGATGGGACTAACCTCCACCTCAGAGTAAGACTCTAAATCCTTAAGTACTTTTGATATACTCAAG